TCCTGCACCCCATGCCTGAGAATACATTCACGGGCAACTTGGGACAGAAAGAACGAGAGCAATGTGCCGAGGATAACATTCCTAACTGGTATGACTGGTGCTCATCTAACTGGGGCACCAAGTGGGACACATGCGAGGGTGACTGGAACTATGAGGATGCTGGTGACGGTGAAGCAATCCTAACAGGCAACTTCCAGAGTGCTTGGGCACCACCAGTAGGAGTCTATGAGCATGCGGAAGAGGCACATCCGGATCTATACATTGAGGCAATGTATTACGAACCAGGTTGTGCATTTGCAGGCAAGTGGGAAACAGAGTTTGGTGACGAACACTATAGCCTAGAAGGCGACAAGAAGACTTTGGAGAACGAACTTCCAGAAGATCTTAATGACGCTTTTGGTATCACAGAGTGCATGGAAGAAGAACCCGAAGAGTTGACTGAATGGTTGACTGAAGGTATTGAAGCAAAGAAGGAGGCTGAAAGTGTCTGAGGCACCGGAAGCAAAGAGAAGATTTACTTACACACTCACGGTAGAGTGTGCGAGTGAAGGGAATGCTGATCTGGAACAGGTTGAAAGACTGTTGGATCTACATTTTCAGGACTTGGTTATGGACGATGAGTTCGTCGCAGAATTGGACGAGAAGCAGGCCGTGACCATACAGGTAATACCCAATTTTGGACAGAAATAATGGTTGACAACCAATTCAAAATTGTGTATAATGAAATTGAGCATACGGTTGTGACATTCCAAATGCTCTTTAAACTAACACACAAGAAAGGCATATAAAGGTAAACATTATGGCAACAGATAAAAAGTTCTCAGTAGTAGGTGTATCAACACTGAATGGGAAAACAAAGATTAGGTTCGCAAACGATTCAATGAGAATCAAGATCCTAATCAAGAATGGCCACACAGACGTGGACATGATCAACCTTGATAGGGAGATGTATAAGTGGGAAATCGCTGAGCATCTTAAGTCAGTGGATTTCGCGAAGGGTAATCCTGCCACACAGGCAGCGATTGACTATATCGCTAAGAAGAATCCTAAGCCAGCACAGACTGGTGTGGATGCTCCAGTTTCACAAGAAACTGTGGAGCCAGTGGTAGCATAATCCGATTCGCTCCCGGATAGATACCACTCACTGGGTCCGGCTAGATAGAATGCTAGTCGGGCCCTTTTTTTGGTTGACAGTTCGGATAGAATGTGCTATATTATAAACATAATAAAGGAGCGAGTAAAATGTTAGAAATTATCGGATTCATTGCAGTAGCCTACATCATATTCAAGTTTGCGCCAGCGATCCTAGAAGTAGGATTCAAGTTCGCAGTGGTATGCTTGGGCTTGGTTGCATTCCTATTCCTCATATCACTTGTATGGGGCCAAATCGTAATAACACTAACCTAAAGGAGCAGACATGACGACAGAACAACTAATCATCGAAGGCATAGCAAGAATGGACCAGGACGAAAGAGAAAGCCTGGTCAAGAACCTCGTTGAAAGATATCCGGACCTAGCGGATGGCTTGATGGCCAACATAGGCTACGAGCTCATGGAGATGGACACCAAGAAGGAAACCGTGGGCGATATCATGGGCGATTATTACTACGGAGCCTAGGGGTTACCCACTACAACCTCTTGATTCTATTGGGGAAAAAAGGGGTTGACTTTTTGGACAATCCTTGCTATACTAACAGTATAAACAATTAAGGAGCGAACTATATGAACTATGCAATTCACACTCAACACTTAGAAAACTACGGTGCCCATCAGGAGGACGGTAAGTTTTCTTCTAACAACCACTATTGGAAGATGAAGGGTGGCGACACCTACATCGTTAGTGGGTTGGACCGTGTGCAGGATGCGGTTGCGTTCGTAATGGCGGCGTTCTCGGACAACGGCTTGGGCTGGAAAGAGTTCCCAGTAGAGTGGGAAACAGAGGCTGAGTGGTTGGCCAAGTTGGAGGACGATGATGAGGATTATCGTGAATTCAAAAAGGAGTGTGCCTACCGGGTATCTCCACAAACCGGCCTCAAGAGAGAGGCCTACCAGGAAAGGAAGGCGGCGTAATGAAGTTCATTCTTATAGCGGCGGCCCTTAATCTACAGATGACATATCCTTCAGAGGACATCTGCAAGCAGGCACTGGATATAGTCAAGGAGCAGGATCCCAAGGCTATATGTATACCCAAGGGTGAAGACAAATCCGAGGATATGTTTAACCAATTCTTCAAAATGGTTGACAAACTCCAAAATCAATAGTATAGTAATACTATAATGAAGGAGCGAAACATGAACCAATTTAAAAGTTTTCTAATACTAACCCTAACAACGGTAGGCAGTGCCCTAGCAATACTATTGCTGACAGGTGTTGCCTCGTTTGCTAATGCAGACGATCGTAAGTTTTCATTTCCGCATGCGGCGGAACTTACTAGTCAGGCCAAGCAGATTGTATGGCAGGAAGTAAACGAATCAAAGATCCCCAACAGCAAACACCAAGAAATGATCTGCCTAGCAGAGAACATCTACTTTGAAAGCAGAGCAGAAGGCGTTGAGGGCAAGGCCGCAGTTGCTAATGTGACTCGGAACAGGGTGCATTCACAAGACTTCCCCAACTCATACTGTGATGTGGTGTATCAAGGTCCCGTGAGAGAATCATGGAAGACCAAGAAGGATCCCAACCTAGAGCCTGTGTATTATCCCATCAAGCACAAGTGTCAGTTCTCATGGTATTGTGATGGGCAGAAGGATGTAATTTGGGCCAACTATGAAAAGACCGGTGAGAGCATAGAACTGAACGCGGAAGCGTGGAGAAAGAGCGTTGAAGTAGCAATATGGACCCTGGGCTATGGAACCTATCGTGTTAATGATAACACCAAGGGCAGTCTCTACTACTATGCACACAACCTAGTCTACCCATACTGGGCTGACTCAAAACAACTACAGGTAGTGATCGGCAACCATACTTTTATGAAATAAAGGGGTTGACATTTTGGACAGTGATGCTATACTATAGATATAGTTAGAAATAAGGAGCGAACAAGATGGCAACAGATTTACAAAGCACAGACAAGGACGTGAAATTGACACGCTTTTGGGGTGGACAGGATCGTGGCACGTGTGTGCAGATCACAACGGATTGGCAGGAGCATGTGAGCCTTACACGCGAACAGGCTCGTGCAGTGGCAGAAGATTTGTTAGCATTTGCTGACAAACGTGAGGTAGAAGATAGGGGTTGACCTTTATCCAAAAAGGCCATATACTATTATTATAACTTAAACAAAAGGAGCGAACATGTTTAAAGAAGAGACAGTAACGGTAACACCAACTTTCGATCTAGTCAAGGTTGAGATGATCCATGCGGAAGCAACAGCAGCCGCAAAGGCAGCAGTGCAGAAGATGCTGGACGAGTGGAATGAGAAGACAGGCGGTAACCAGTATGGAGAGCCAATGTATTGTGGCTTTGCGTGGGTTGACGTCAAGGTGCGTTCTAACTCAAAGTTGGGCAAGGCCCTACAGGCTGTGGGCTTCCGTAAGAGCTGGCAGGGTGGCATACTCCAACTTTGGGATCCAGCACAGCACAGAGGGCAGAGCATGGATTGCAAGGAAGTGGGTGCCCAGGCATATGCTGATGTGTTCAGATCATATGGTGTTAACATGTATATGGGAAGCAGGGCAGACTAATAATAAACACCAGGAGTGTTGCAGAAATGCAACACTCTTTTTGGTTGACTTTATGTGTGTAGATGCTATTATAATAATATGAAACAAACAAAAGGAGCGACAATGAAAACGATCACAACATGGATAGGAGCATTCTTCTTTATTGCAGGCATCATGATGGCAGCCGGTAGTGCAGGAGACTGTGATGGTAAGTGCATGGAACAGGCAAACGATTTGGCTACCATGATAGTGTTAGCGGCCACGGGCATAGTGTTCATGCTGAGCGGTGTGTTCTTCATGCTGGTGGGGCAGAACAAGTAATGAGAGCCAGCCTACTCGTAGTATTGATTGCTGGAGTAATGCTGACAGGATGCGGCACAATGACAGCCAAGGAGGCTCTGCGTTATACACAGGGCGCGGTCAATGTGAAGAACATATACGAAGGCAGCACAGTAAAGGAAGAAGTAGTATGGAAGATAAGAAGCATAAGCGGACACTAGGCATGCTAGTAGTGTGTGCCATGCTGGGTGCGTGTAGCATTCACGGCCCAATGGACACACCATATGATCCTGACTTTCCAAAAGAGACACTGTTCGATCAGATTCCAAACAACGAGGGCGATGCTCTGGCAAGGTGTGCGGGCCATCTACCCCCAAGCAAACGACAGCCACACCAAACAGGGAGGTGCTAGATGTATAGGGTATACTATGTAGAGGACACTGTGGAACACTATGAGGGGTTCTACGAAACGCAGGAGGAAGCCGAGGAGGTGGCACAGTGCGTGAGCGATGACTACGAGGCGGAGCGTGTTGAGGTCCGAGACAGATATGACAACATTCTTTTTGTCATCGGTGATGAGACAATGGTCCCAGGTTAGGCTGACCGGTATACAGCGTAGCGTGTATATGCTAGTATAATTTTGGTAGTGGTCTAGAATCACCACCGGAGAAAGATAAAGTTACTACCCAAATTTTTTGCGCAGCAATTTTTTTTGACCTGTAGACCCATTTCGGGCAAACCATAAATACAGTATGAGAATCATAACGGAACGCAGGCAGGGCCGTCCCCAACGCTACATAGTCATAAATGAGCATCTTGACATAGTGTGCATTACCTCAAATAGGCGCATTGCCGAGAGATATCTAGGATGACACACTACTGCATATACACACGTGACATAGTTCCCACTGTTATGCGTGAGCTAGGACAGTTAACGCACACGGACTTTGAAATGCACTTTAATAGAACACGCTTTTGGCTCAATCCACACGATAGGACACACATGAGGTTCTACATACGCTGGAGCCACGTTCTACACGATATAAGCCACGAAAACAACCATCAGTTGGGAACATAATAAGTATTACCATGTATACACTGCTGCTTGAATACCCTGACAACAAACTACACGACTACTGTGATAACATAACGCACACTGCTGTTATAGATCTATTCGTCAAGGGCATACATGCAAGCCAAAATGCACACAACACTATAATACTGCACAATACGAGGGATCTTACCTTGGCCATAGCAATACTGTCAAACAGCGCATTATATGGTGTCAAAATACTGTCAAAATAGCCCGTTTGAGTGGGTATTTGTTTTATCACTGTAAATACTTGTAAGAACTTGTTAGTGTTCACACACAAGCAAGTAAGAATAACTGCACCGTGTTAGAACGTGCTATCGTATAAACAGTGTGTTAGTTGAACAAACAAGTTCTACTTTAGGTGCTAGAGGATAAATACAGCATGAGTCAAATATATCTATTACCAAAACTACGCAACAACAGGACGGGTGTTACACTAAAGACACAGGACCTTACGGGTGCTAGATTTCCAAACACCAAGCAGGGCCGCAAACTGGCAGAGGACTATGCTGATCAGTATGCTGAGAAGATGACTGCTAGAACTGAGGATCCATGGACGGGATTCGTGGTTGAATATACTGCTGGCGTAAACTCTCTTTAATTCTCCACTCACTGTGACTGCACCGTGACGACAGTCTCCGGGGCCACTACTAATTCTCTTACAAATTTCGTGCGCTACCGCTTGCTGCTTCGCAGCTCTAAAATCGCGCACCGCTACGCGGAAAAATCGCTGACGGCTACGCCGCTTAAATACAAGTGATGATACGATTCATACACATACCCAAGAATGCGGGCACAACCGTGGGCAAGATGCTGGGAAGGAATGGCATAGACTTCGTGGTGGGCGAGGGTGATCAGCAGCACACGCGGCATCGCTATGCACGTGATTTTCGTGGTGAACCATGGCAGAGTTTTGCCGTTGTTCGCAATCCCTACACACGCACGGTTAGTTGGTATGAGTGGATCAGTCGACTGCCCAAGTATGCGAACATGAGCTTTGATGAGTTCGTGCTGTCACGATTCTGCAAGGGGCGTGCCAAGAGTGCATGGCAGCCACAGACCGAGTGGACGCACACCGCACTGCACCAAACACAGTTGGTTGACACCATAATACACTATGAAACTCTTGAACGAGATCTCGTGCAGTTGTTCCCCTCGATCACGGGCAAGTTTCTGCACCTTAATTCCGGTGGCATAGAGGACCATGGCGCCTACTTGGGCAGTCTAACACGTGACGTGATACGAGAAGTGTTCTGGGAGGATTTCGTGAATTTTGGATACGATCCGGATAAGTAACTGCATGGACACCAAATGGGAAATACGTGCTGCTCTTATACTGATACTGATATTGATCATGCTTGGTCTACAGGCATGTGGACAGGTTCCCGTGGTTGATAAGATCATCGAACAGGAAGAAACCAAGCACGCAGTGGAAGATCAACAGACGGGCGGTGCACCAAACTTCCAGGGCATAGCGGACGCACTTGGCTGCGTATTTGCCCCTCAATCCTGCAAAAAATAATCAAAACGGATAACTACTCATATTACTAAACTCAAACCCTTAACCCGGGAGCAATATGGCAAAGGTCAACAAGAACCACGTGAGGCACGAAAAGATGCCCAAGAAAACCAGCTCTGCCCAAAAAAGAAGCAAGTGCAAGATGAGTTCAATGAACAAGCACAAGAAGCGTTCGCACAAGTTTAATGTCGGACAGGGGAGACCATAATGGCTGGAATCAAAGCAAGAGGAATAATCACTAACCATGTGACTAGAACACACGATGACAGGGAAATCAAACCCTGCAAGTGGATCAAGAACGGAAACGGCAAGGGCATAATGGTTGCCCAATACAAGGACACCGGTGATTTGGTTTTGGATCAATCAGGACAGCCAATCAGTTGGAACATGGCCTAAGTATTCTATAAGCCTAACGTAAAACGCTGTTTTAGATGTGTATAGTGTTTGTGGTGCTATGAACACTAAACACCGCTGTATGACGCTTAAAATGCGTTTAAGGCGGTGTCTAGCATGTGTTTAGTCTACTGCTTTTCAGTTGTAGTAGCAATATTTGATATAGCATCTGCTATATTTTGGAATAAGTTAGAAACCTGTTGTTTGTTTCTGTTTAGTTGTTCCTTACCGTTTGCCCAATTTTCGGCCTGATACGTTTTAATATCATTCCATTCATTCTGTGCCCAATCCTGCACTTTAAAATGTAAGGGTTTTGGTTCCGGAACTATCTGTGTAGTTTCATTTGCACCTGCCTTGTTAACCAAACCGATGAATACTCCTACCACTAGTATTGTTATTATTATTACTGCCTTGTTGAATTGTTTCTTTAGCATGTTTGCCTTTCCTTGTTAGTTTTTGGCGCACCCGAAAGGATTCGAACCTCTGGCCCCAACTTCCGCAAAGTTGTGCTCTATCCAACTGAGCTACGGGTGCATAGTCTTACTATATAGGATAAGTGTTTGATTGTCAACTAGAAACTACAGTTGAATTCACCTTTTGGAGATACTTTTACGGGCAGTTTGGATTCTATTTCAGATTCTTTTTGGACTTCGCCGTCCTTGGGTTTTGACTTCTGTTCCACAGTTACGCCAGGATTGAACTTGCAACTGTGTATACCACGTGAACAGCCTTGTGTTAGCACCAAGACTAATATTAGGCTAATCAACCATCCTGTATGCATAATTTATAGTGTCCGTATTTTCTCTAAAGCGCCAAGCACCATTTTTCAAGTGAAATTTTTCAGCCATTGCTGTCTTAGGACTGAGAGTTACTACGTTCTTTATTGTTGGGTATCTTTTTAGGATCTCTTCTGATGCTTCGATTATTAATCGTCTTCCTGATCCAGGTGTATAACTCCATATGGTATAGAACACCACGGTATCCATGAACGGAGATCCTAGACTATACATTTCTTCGACGCTTCCTGGAATACCTTCGCAGTATGAAACACAGGTCACTGCGCCTAGTTCAGTTTCATTCCAAAGAGCAAATATCTCTGCGGTTTCGTTAATTCTGTGGTCAATTGGAATTTCTTTTCTTACAGGATCATCTTTTATGATCTCAGTAACCCAATCATCAATTTTGTTTATTATGGATAACATTAAAACACCTTTGCAAAGTATTATTTATTATTCATTATATAAAGATAACATCGTGTTGGTTCATAAATACTTTGATGAAAAATTTTCCTAGCCTGTGTATCGACAACTTCTATAATGATCCTGATTCGATTCGAAACTTCGCACTTTCGCAGGAATATCAAGCGAATCCTGAAGGTAAATGGCCCGGCAAAAGAACTATTGACATTTCATTAATCGACAGTAACTTTGCGCAGGAATTTAATAAAAAGATATTCAGCATATACTTTGATATTTTCAAAACAACTATATCATACAAAATTTCATCCTTCTTTCAAAAGATAGAACCATATGATGACGATCCTAACAGTATAAAAAATTCTGGGTGGATACATTTCGACGATGCTATATTTGCAGGAATCATTTATCTTAACAAAAGTAATAATTCTAACAACGGCACAATACTATATGATATAATCGATAAGGATCTATATGATAGTCATCAGTTGGCCAAGAAAACATTTTATCAGAATAAGGATGTTGACGACTATGAAAAACTATTGAAACAGCATAACAACAACTTTATTGAAACCGTAAGATATAATAACAAGTATAATAGACTAATATCTTTTGATAGTGAAGTTGCACACAAGGCAAATAATTTTTACTTGGGCGACGAGCCTAGATTAACACAGGTTTTTTTTGTTGAAAATCTTGAAGTAGAAAGTGGCTTGACTCCTTTGCATAAATCAAGAAATTTTTTGTAAATCCATTTGCGGAAGAATAAAATCAGTAACGATTTTTTCCGATCCAATATCATTAAGATGATACTTGTCATCAGAGTATTGAGAAGCGACTGCACCTATTGTTGCCATGTTATTTTCGTTAAGATAATCGACAACATTTCCTTTTAAAATGTGTTCATGACTAATCAATTTCTCCCAACTTGCATATAGGTTTGTATTAATCTCAGTATTTTCGTGCCAATGAAATATTTTGTAGGGTGTGTCGTGTTGTTCACATAATTTTTGCACGGTCCATATCTGCTGCAAAAATTTAACATTTATTTCATAGGTATTGTCAGCCACATATTGGTTATACCATCTATTAAAATGTTTATACAATTTTAAATTATATCCACCAAAGAATTTATTCATGGCGCGAACATTATTACTAGGATTCAACCCCATTACAAAATGTTCTCCTATTTTATTTCCATTGGTTTCCCACGTATGATTTTCATTACTTGTATCATGCTTAGGATCATAGTTCATTCCTATTGCCAATCTTAATTCATGCGGAGTTTGAAATAAAATTAAATCATATTGTGCTTGAGAAAGTTTAAGTGCAAGTTTGTCAACGCAGATTTGTATACCTGCACCAGGACTTGCAAGAACATCAAATTTTGCATTTAAATTTTTTGCTATCCAATAGGGCCAAGGATGTTTTGTAAATGCTGTCGAGGCATGACTGCAACCAATGCAGAGAATTTTATGATAGGACTTGTGCGGTTTCAAGGCTTAATTCCTCATCTTCGAGGTCACGAATTTCTTGTGTTAGTTTATCAATCATTCCTAGATTTCTAAGAATTTTGAATACAAGATTTTCTGTTGACCACTCGCCCGCTTTTTCTAATCCTGCTTTACGCATTTGTGAAATTTTTTGTTTCACTGCTCTTAGTTTTGTAATATCCTTACTAAGTAGCGCAGTTTCAATATCGTGATGTAAACTGTTCTTTTTTGCCTTTACTGCTGCATCGTCAATCTTGGGTTTGACCTTCTTGGGTTTTTCTATCCATTGATCTGCCAGTATGCTGTATACACCCGTTGAATGATGTTCTTCTTCTTGTCCTTGCACGTAGCACTCTACGGGCAGACCCTTTACGGTAATGTTGTGTTCTTCCGACCATAATGCTTTCTTTGCGTTATAAAGTTCGCGTTCCTTTTCGTCCGGCATGCCCTTTACTATTATGTGTAGATCTAGATCGCTGTATTCAGTCCACATATAGTTTGCATTTGACCCTGTAATTGTATAATCAACAACTTCAATATCGATTCCGATAAATTCCTCAAACACTTCAGCAATCTTTACGAGTTGTGTTTTAATTTCAGGTTTAAGTGTGTCCTTATCCCATAGTTTTGGGTTCAATCTACGATTGACTGTAACAAAATCTGCCTGTTCGAATAGTAGGTCTTTAATGCGCATACTACTATTTAGCCCACATTAAATGGTAAGTGGTGAGTAATGTTTGATCAAAAAATTCTACAATTAGTCGACGTCCGCCATCAAACAGTTCTAATGAAAGTTGACACTTGGTAGTATCCTGATTGTTAATCCATTCAATATGCTCAATACCGCACTCCTTGTGGATTAAAGGCCAATCTATGTCTAGGTAATCTTGCGGTTGATTTTCAGGCTTCCACTGATATAGAATTACACTAGTATTCTGCATCGTCGGAACCCATGTTGTTTAAAATCTCACGCAACTTTGTTGACTCTACTTTGCCTTTGATTTTACCAACCGATACTCCTTGTGTAGGATCATCACTGGATTCTTGTGTGCCTTGAACTTCTGTTTTTCTCTTAATTGAATCTATAATACTGCTACTGCCTCTGTTCGCTCCGTTTGTTGACTCTTGCTCATCTTCATCCAGATCACTAATTCTAAGAGTTTCAACATTAAATTCTAAGTCTACTTTTTGTCCTACACCTGAACTACTTCTTGTTTTCATTAACTGTAGTTGATAGCGTCCACGCTCACGCATAGCACGACTTGTAAAGATACCAATAACATTATCCGCTGTTTGGATCTTACTCAGTCCGCCCGAGATATGCGAATGATCAAATTCTACTTCTTCAACTGCGCCCCTGTTTAACTGCGCCGCTGTTACAAATACACACTGTAGTTCCATTGCCAGGTTACGTAACTCTTCTGATACATACTTGTCCTTAACAAATAAGTTTTCTGCACTAATTCTCTTACCTACTGGCATTAACAAGTCCAAGTAATCTACTAGCAATACATCAATCTTCTTACCCGTTTTAATTTCAAATTCTTTCAAGTATGCACGAATATCATTTGCAGTCTTACCACTTGGCATATATTTGACTTGGAATGCTCCTGCTTTCTTTCCGATCATTTTAACCTTCATTTCAACATCATCTATGTTCTTAAAGATGTCTCTTGTGGTAATACCTGTGGTCATACTATCGATACGCATACTAACTAATTGTTCACTAAGTTCAAGTGTTAGGTATACAACATTTAATCCCTGTAGTGCCCAGTTAACACCTAAGTTTGCAAGGAATAAGGATTTACCTGCACCCGACCCGCCTGCAAAAATGTTTAATTCACCTCTGTTGAATCCGCCGAATAGTTTTCTATCCATGCTTTCCCAACCAGTGCTAACCTGTCCATTTTTGTCTTTTAATCCCATTAGCCTTGCTTTAGGATCTGCAAAGTAATCTGTTCCCATGTCTCTTGCTAACCCAATTTGCACTGCTTCCTTAACCATGGCTTCTACTTGTCCATAGTCATTTTTTTCTAACAAGTCTGCTGAATTGATAATTGCACGTTCTAGTGCCTTGTGTCTTGTAAAACTTTCAAAGTCATCCATTAGCCACTGCATGTGGCCTTCCTTAATATCCTGTGGCTTCTTAAGATCGGTTCTACAACTTGCATTTACAGTTTCGTAGTCCGGCATTACACTATACTGCTTTGTGTATTCGTTAACAAACTGTGCAGCATCTTGTAATTTTCTGTCAAACAAAGTATGATCAAAAATACCTTGGCAACGCACAAATGTTTCTGCATCACTTAGCATCATTTCCAAATATACTTTTTGGACTTCGTAATCGTAATTCTTTTCAGCCATTAATTTCTTTTACCTTTATACATAATTATTCTACTAGTATACACTCACACCATACTTATGAGCAAACTTTTTTGCATCCTTTTCGTTATTAACCATTGGTTTTCCTTTAATGTTTAAACTTGTGTTTAACAACATAGGGCATCCTGTTTTGGCATACCAACGTTCTAATAGTTCTCTTAATCCTGTGTTATCGTTATTACCAACTGTTTGGACTCTGCTAGTTCCGTCAGCATGAACAATGGCAGGAAACTCATCGGGTTTTCTACACTTTGCCGTAAACTGCATGTATGGTCCAACATCACCATAAAAGTATTCTTCAGCATGCTCTTTCAAAATAGCAGGAGCGAACGGACGATACTTCTGTCTTTTCTTAACAGTGTTCACTAAGTCCTTCATGTTCTTGCCTCTTGGATCAGCAAGTAAACTCCTATTGCCCAATGCTCTTGGACCGAACTCTGCTTTACCATTTGCAACACCGACAATACCATTGTCCTTCAGTTCACGGAATAGATCATCCACAGGGTATTCTCCTTCGATATTATAACCCAAGTAAGGACTCTTCCATTCGATGTGTTTTTGCTTCTTGGCCAATACTGCACCAATGCTTGAACCGGCATCTCCCGGATTAGGCATGATCCATACATTATCATAGTAACTATATGCCTTGCTATTTGCTTTACAGTTTAATGCACACCCTCCCATGATTATTAAGTTCTTGCTCTTATAAGTCCTACTACAATATTCTACTAGTCCTACAAGTATATCCTCGTAAATGGATTGAGTTGCTGCGGCGATATTCAATTTGTCAGTCCATCTAGTATATCCTTCAAGATACCATTTACATCCTCTGTGTAAATTACTCTTAAATCTAACATCAGGAAATGTCCAATGCTCGTGTGGACCTAATTCAAAGAATGTTTCACGCATGTGATGATAGTGTTTTCTAGTATCGCCATATGCTGCCATGCCCATGAGTATGTATTCGTCCTCGTTGGGCTTTAGTCCAACACGCTGTGTCATTGCACTATACCATAGTCCTACACTGTGTGGATAGCCCTGTGTAAACACCTTGTTTATCTTGTCGTCCTTGCCTTCCCATATTGTAAGAGTTTCAAACTCTCCTATACTGTCTATGCACAGTATTGTTGCATCACGAAACTTGCTCGTATAATAACCTGCGGCTGCATGACTTTCATGGTGGTTACTGTAACTTATGGGTGCATTAATTTTATAATTACGCAGATAAGTTTTAATATTATTTTCGTTCCAGTTCCACCCTTGTCCTGCAACTAGTTGTCGGACAGTTTTCTTAAAAGGCTTTTCATACCAAACAACTTCGTTGGGTTCGCCCCATTGTCGTGCATATTCAAGTATTTCCTTGTTAAGATGAGGATCATTTTTAAGTCCACTGAAACGCTCAGTATGGCTGGCAAATACCAATTCATTGTTATCAAACACTGCTAGTGAGCCGTCGTGGCTGTTTGCTGAAATTCCCCATGTTATCATGCTGTAAACTTTTTATAACCTTTATGTAAAATGTAAAACCATACACCGTTAATCATTGGTTCTACCACTGCATCTATCGCTGCTAATTCAAATGATGCTCCGGTGATAAAGTTATTGCAAATCATCGCAATAACAATATGGCCAATAGTATATACTACGGCAAGGACAGCACTGCTGCCGCCTATTATTCTTTTTAATAAATTAAATATACCCTGCCTAAACTCTGACATACCCATTCTTATCTGACATACCCATTCTTATTTGTATATAAAAGGATCCTTTTCCCTTAGTTTTTTTATCTTCTTACGCACCTTCCATGCATAATATTTTTCTTTAAACCATTTCCACATCTTGTTTCTCCAACTTTCTCTGCATTTCTTTCTTGGCCATATTAATTTTAATGGATCCTGATTGTGCAGTTTTTATTGCATCGACTGTTACAAATAGTTTACCATACTTCTGGACAGCATCTGCAACATCCTTAACATCCTCTCCCCATGTAGGAAATGCAACACTCCATCCATATTCCACAGCCTTGTTAATTAATTGTAGTCCTGCTTCATCTTGATCAGGAATAACAATCACTTCGTGTCCTAGTCCTTGTATAATTCTATACTGTTGTTCAGATATATTATTGGTCAACAGTGCAACACCATGAATTGACATTGCATCAAAAGGACCTTCTGTTACAAAAATATATTTTTGATCTTCAGTTTGTTCATCCACATTAAACACAAACTGTGAATGATGATCACTTAGATACTTTGGTCTTCCACTTCTTACTTTACGTGCTGTATTACCAACAATCTTTCCATTATGGTAAAAAGGAACAATTACTCTGTCTGCATACCCTTCGAGCGGTGTCCAATAAAAGTTTTTACTCAATGGGTCGAATCCTCTGTCATAAATGTATTCAACTACCTTGGCAAGATTCTGTTCTAATACATCATTACCCTTAAAGTCTACTTCTAACCATTCTGATATTGCAAGGCTATGTTCCGGTAGTTTCTTTTCTGTAAATGTAATTCTTATTTGTGATTCTCTAGGGGCATAGTCGAGTGATTCTGTTTTAAGTGCTTCAAAGATCATGCCGTTGATAGTATCTTCGGATGCTCCTAACCATCTACAAAGAGATTTAAATTTTTCTGAAAGTTGTCTACCAGGTTGCCAACTTGCTGTAAATTTACAGTTAAAACAGTTGTATACAACACCTGTATCAAATCTTACACCTGCACGTTTTCTCTTATCGTGATTATGCCCTCTATGATGGCAACAGGGTGCATTGAACGAAGTCCATCCACTTGGGTTAGATCTTGCTCGAGGAGGCAGTAGCGAACGGAATGTGTCTATCACGAAAGTCATACAAGTATTATACTATCTATATAATACTTTGTCAACTGTTCCTGTGTTATTTGTGTCCGGAGTATGCTTGATTCTAAACCAATTATACTTGCCAATTACATTATGGAATTCGTTTGAATTGGATGTGGTAATATTGAATGTCTCTATATTTGTCCACGATCCTGCCACTGGTGTTGCACCTTCTCCCAAACTTCCCTGTAGTATTACCTCACCTTCATAGTTATTATAATAAAATTGGAAAGTGTGCAGACTCTGTGGTGTTGACATTCTCGGGTTCGCATCAATATGGCTACTGATAAAAAATTCTTCATAACCTGATGTATTATAATTTTGGGCAAAATTTGGTCTTGGGCTTTGTAACTGTGGTCCACTTGCTGACTGTGTTTGAACATCAAAATTTGTAATTTTTCTAAATGTATCCACAGTTTTGGTATCGTATGGTTTCCCCTCCATTCCACCAATTACTTCAATATTTCCTATGGCTCCGTATTGGCTGTCCATATAAAGAGGAAGTTTAGATAATACTTTATAGTCAGTTGAATCAATGTTTGATCTTGTTTCCTTGTGAAAACTATAAGTGTAGTAGCCTGGTTCTATATCAAGCATTTCATCTTCAGTGATACTTACATACACTCTTCCGACTGTGATATCGTCTACCGAGCAGTCCTTGCGCAGAATAAGATCATTGTTCTCTTCGTTCACGAGGTTAAAAACTATCGTGCTACCTGTTGCGTTAAACGCTTTCTGATCACTGTTTCTAAGTTGTAGATCTACCCGATTATCAACGCCGCGATAAATCTTTAGATTGCGATTATATACCATTCTGAATCTCTCCGGTGTCCAAGAAGCCGTGTCACTTGTGTAGACATCCAACCTATTTGGATATAAATATATTGAGTTAATTTGCATATGCTTAACATGAACCTTTATACTATTTATCGATGAGAATAACAGAAAACTTACAACAGAATTTCCCATTTATCAGCGTTTTAACGCATGCTGAGAAGGAGTTTGTTGGCATAATAATCAATCAGGATGCCAACGTAACCAGTTTCTATGACTATGAATTAATTGATACAGAAACTGCGAAGAAAAAGTTTCTTGAACTGGGAGAAGCATGGTGGTGGGAATCAAATAGACAGATACCTATTAATATATTTCTGCGCAACGAAATCCATATATTTGAACATGCTATACGTAATTTTACAACAAAAGATGTTACAGTTACGTTAGGTCCGATCACTAGTTTAAACAATATTATTGTTAAGAGAATAAAGAGAAAGTCAATTACTCTAGTCCGTAAACCGTCTTAATTCCACGATATATAAAGTAATCAACTAACAAGAAGTTTATTAAAAGTCCTACGGGTGTGAGCACAACTCCAAACAAGTAAGGCATAACAATTATAAAAATAGCAAGCCTAATTAGATAACTTAACACATAAAATTTAGGAACAGTCCAAAACGGCCAAGCACCTAATTTTGGTTTTTGCGGTTCTCGGTAGTCTTCAAATTCAAAATTGGTCATTGATATCCGTAACTAATTTGTTCGCAGATTAAATTCATCTGAACAACTATTGCTAGTGCATATGCAGTTGCATGAGATTTCTTAAAAAAGTATTCGTCGCCCTTAGGTTTCGTCCATACCTCTGTCATAATGTCCGTCCATGTCTGATCTGTCAGATGTCGTTTTGCTGGTCTTATCATCGCCAGCACTGCTGCTAGTTGCGGCACGCTCGTCGGTTTTAACTTTCGCAGGATTTGGCCATGTCCGTTTACGTGAAAGAGCAAGTTGGTGAAGTCGTCCTGTTCTAGTAGATCCCATAGTGGTTCCCTTTCCATGAGTTGGGTAAGATGTTCTTCGTTCCGTATTCCTTTATACAAATTTACGTTTAGAAAATCAATTTTGAATAATCCCTGTTCTTCTGCTTCGTCATACGGCACTGAACAGAGATTGTTTTCAGGATCGTATGGAACCTCGTGCATGTAAACACCAGTATTGTGTTTTACAATCTTTCCATCGTCTACACGCTTAGCCTTGATATGTTTAAAGTGTGTTAATGCTTCATCTCTATCAATAAAGTCTATATCTATGTCAGGCATCTAATTTCCATTGTCTGTAGATTTCATATTCACCACTAGCAGTATAACACTCTCCAGTCTCCATGTCAATGATTTTCCATTTTTTAGGACATTTAGTTAGAATGGTTAGGTTAATAGGCTTATCAAGTTCTTCTACTTCGGTTCCGTCTTGTAGTATTCTTTTTTTCATTGATCTATCATTGCCTCTTTTATTACATCTCTTACCAGTTCCACATCAGCAGGCAGCGTTTTAAATTTTTTGAGCCAAAATTGTGGATTTATGATTGGGCTTACAATTTCTAATTGTTCATCATTGAGTTTTTGTAGCATGGATTTTCCAGTTTTAGAATTCAATAAAATCCAAGGAGATATTTTTCCTTCCTTAATATCATGCGTTGCCCTATTTAGGTTAACATAATTAAAATAATGATTCCACTGGGCGTCTTTATCATCAGCCCAATCCATCATTGTTTGTATTGTTCTCTGGATTGCACCATCTGCCGGCTCTATTCTAATTAGTTCTTCCAGGTATGTGTCATACAGTTCATCACGGCACCAATGATCTAATTTCACACCACTCTTAATCACAAAATCTATAAATCTCTCTGGATAAATTGGTATGGTATTTGCCATAAAACTGCCAAATTTTACAAACGCATTGTAGTAAGGACTTCCTACAAAGTCATCAAATGGTTTTTTCTTTTGTGTGTTCTGACTTATTTCATAAAATCTCTGATAGGTGAGTAATGCTAACTGAACATGCTTTTCATTTTTTGAAAGATGTCGTCTTTTTGGTTCGCATATATGCACAGAGAGTGTTTTCTCTCTAGTAAAGGCTTTGCCGCAGTATCCGCACTTATAATTTAATTGCATTGATTTCTTTTTTGTCCCAACCAAGTTCAGCACAGTATTCCTTTATCTCCTTATCAGTGGTAATTTTTGCTAGAGCTTCTAAATCCTCATTCTTCATGTTAGGATATAGTTTACCCAAAAACTCTGCCTTCTTGTTTTTTGACTTGGTTAACTTCATCCACTTGTGAAAGAATACTTTTTTTGACTCATGACCACAACTGCATGCCAATTGCCATAACAATTTTGGATGTTTATTTAAAAGCAGGAAAAGGTGCTTGTTAAAGCGTTCGTTGCCTAGTAATACAAAGTGCTCCTTTTCTTCTCGAGACCCTTGTATGACGCTTATATAGCGATTAAGAGTGTAAAATACTACGCTCTTGCGCTGATCGTCGTTAAGGTCATCCCATACTTCCTTACCATTGAGATCAACTGCTCCTAGTATTTCATTAAGTTTAAGTCCTGCCACTAATCATCTCCGTTTACTATATCTGGTGTTACAGCATCTATCGTATTAACCACGGTTTTGCCGGCATATATTGCTGTTGATGCCGTAACATCTAATACTGCCACAGTCGTGGAGCATGCATTTAATAAAAACATTAGGATTACAATACCTACTACTCTATTCATTCCACCATTCATTTAATTCACTAGGATCTCTTACCAAGTTATATAATATTTTAAGTTCTTTTAGTGAATTTTGCAAGGCTTTATTTCCACTTTCTGCTAATTCGGTAATTTCTTGCCATTCGTGATCCAAAATATGATAATCTGGACGGTTAGGCTTTGATATGCATTTTCTTTTTCCAGTTTTGGTGTCTCTTTCATACACTGTGGAACCACCGTCCGGTGACTCATATATCTTAGTCATCCTGTTTGTTGTAAGGACTTACATCATTGCCAACTTCCCTAGCCAAAGATTGGATGTCATCAATTAAAAATTGAATTTCATTTTGATTTTGTTGATCTTTAGGTGTGTCGTATTTTAATCTACGTAAATTCATAGATCTTTCATACATTACATTGACTTTGTCACACATTTCACTAATCTTGTGTAGCATGTTAAACCTCCATTGTCTTTATTATTCTAACACAATTTTTTTTCATTGTCAATTAATTTTTAGATAGTCTTCCAATGAATACATGTTTGACATGTATGGTGAAACTGAATCTAATATAGTTTTGGGCGGATCTCCTTCTCTTCGATCCATAATATTAATCTTAAATTGGACATTATTAACTTCTTGAAACGTTTTTACAATTTCTTTAACACTGTAACCTTTACCGTGACCTAAATTTTCGATGGAATTAGATGGATGATCGATAGCATCAGATAGTGCTTGACAAATTTCATTTACATGAACATAATCTCTTATTGGCGTTCCGTCTGGAGTGTCATAATCGCCGCCGTATATATTAAATTCACCAGTTTCTATGGCTTCTGTTAATTTAAAGAACAGTCCGTCCGGGTTGGTTGCTGGAAATCCGTCGGTTCCGGTAACATTATAAAATCTAAACATTGTATACGGAACAGTTTTTTCTTCGCATATGTTTTTAACTTCATCTTCTGCTTTTAATTTTGATATTGCATATGGTGATGTTGGCGTTGCTGCTGCACCAGTTGATCCGAATACAAAATTTTTGAATGAAATACCATTTAATACATTTCTAGTTCCGACAATATTAGTTGTATAATACTTTGTTGGGTATTGAACACTTTCACCAACTCTTACTAGAGCCGCAAGGTGTATGACACAATCAAAATCTTCAAAAAGTTGAAAATTTTCGTCAATGTTTATTTGATAATACTTGCTAACATGAGTAGTATGACTTGATTCATGTAGATCTAATCCGTAAACTTCGTGTTTTCCGTCGAGCATCTTACATAAATGCTTTCCTATGTATCCGTTGCTTCCTGTTACTAGTATTTTCATATTAATCCTTAGGCCAAAGATGTCTTAATTTACTCTTATAGTGTTTAATTTTTGCATTCGGTGTTTCTTTTTTGGCAAAATATACATTATTGTATATTGCGCAAGGAAAAACACGTATCCTTACTCCATTTCTTTCAACTAAACTATTTGTGTTCTTTGTTGTTACTTGGCATAGTTTGTTTAATTCTTGTTGATCACTAACTCCGCTTTCGCACAGTTTAATCCATTCTTGAATAAATGAAATTGCTTGCGGAGTTTTTCTTGCAAACACAATTCCTGCATTTATTGGCAAACTATTTTCTTTCTGTTTAGGTTGTCTTACGGTAACACCTAAATCATAGTCTTCCATAATTTCATCAAATCGTTTTTCTATCAGTGCATCAGCATCTACCCATGCAATATAATCACCTTCGTTAATTTCGCTTATTGCATCGAGAATAATTCCAGGCTTGGCAGGTATTTTTGCTCCTACTTGTGGACTTACTCTTCCTTTGAATGGCTTTCCGTATCCTAAACCACCGAGATCATAAATTTTTGGCTCATATCCAACACGACGTGCATAATCAACACTTTTCGAGACATATTCCTCGAAGTTTCTATCGCCTGCTATTACCACAGTTATTGAACTCATCCCTTTGCTTTCTTCATTTTCTTTCCTTTTGCTACTACATTGAATCCTCTCTTCTCCGAAGGCTCAAAAGGAAAATTGTTTCTTGTTAGATACGCATCCAAGCAACTCTTATATTTGCTATTTTTAAGTTCAGGAGTTAACCATAAAAATTCTTGGACAAGATCGTTATCTAAAAATGGATATCTTGTTTCTATACCAAAATGTCCAGCAACATATTCTTCTTTGTTTAGATATTGTATTTGTGTTCCATCATAAAAACTATGCCACGGAAAAAAACCTTCTAATTTTTCCGGATATAACCCTCCAAAGCCACTGTGTTTGTAAATTTTCTTACCTCTAAAACCATAGTCACTAATAATTTCGTCTGCGCCTTGGCCGCTAAAATATATTCTTCGATTTTCGGAATTAGCACGGTTACAAATTGCCGATAACCCCATCGATGCTTGATCTTTTTTAATATCGTAGTTCCTAAATCCGTCATCATACATGAAATTCTCACAATTATTATTCAATTCATTTTTCCAAGTTGCAAACTCTTGTTCGGTCATAGTAAATGCTTCAGTGTTACTAATCTTTTTTAATCTTTCATTCATGACCATGGGGTTTTCATTGTTTATAATAGAATATGCTTTGAAAGATACATTTTGTTTTTCTAATTCACACGCAATTGCTCCACTATCATACCCCGAACTTAATCCTACAAACATTCCTTGAGTTGTATTTGCAGTTCTTTTCTGAATGCTCTTGGTAAATGCACTAAGCCAGTCGTTAAATGTTGTTTTGTGCTGTCTAAGATCAAAAGTTCTATTTTCATACGATCTTATCTGAGAAAAATTTCTAGAATTAAAAATTAGTGTTGTATTTGATTTTAATTTTTGTCCTTTATTGAATCCTAATCCGGTTAATTGACTATTATATGATCCTATGCAGAATCCATTCTGATTAAATTCATACCAAAGGGGTTTACAACTAAATGTATCAACAGAAATAATAATTTTTTCTTGTTTAAAATCAATTAGGCATAGTGCAAATTCCCCATCTAATTTTTTTACAAATTCTTCTCCTGTTTTTTCATATAAATCAATAATGCATTCACCATCGCTTTTATATGAACCAAAAGAAGTATAGTTATAAATCTCTCCATTGAACACACAAACAATGTCATCCTTAATTAATGGTTGTGGAGTTACTTCTCCCGTTATATGCAGTAGATTATGTAAAAACTGTATGCCATTAACAATTTTAGTATTTGTAAGGTCAGGTCCTCTGCGTTGGCAGAAAGCGTTCGATGATTCTAAATTTGTTACCGTTGATACACTAAACCCGCACACTTTTTTATACCTTTTTGAACAACATTACGCTATCTTTGATATGATGGGCTTTTTTCGCCAGTGATTTTAATCTAGCAGAATCTTCTGGTATCTCCTCAAAGCCTCTTGCTCTTAGATGATCGATCCAATATTCCTTTGGTTGGCAGTTCACATGATGGTGTCCTGGCTGACCTGGTAGTCCATGGGTCATCATCAGATACTTTCCACAACATAAAGTTGTTAGAAGATTATTTAGATATTTCTCCTCAATGTGCTCTACAACTTCTACACAATTAACAAGATCTACGTTCTTAGTAAAAGAACTTTCTGTTAAATCTACCTGTTGAGTAGGATAAACAGCATTTTTTACATTGTATTCAAGACCGTCAATTGCCGTTGCGTTAATACCCTGATCACTAAACCATTTAGCAGCATATCCAGTTCCTGATCCAACATCTAAAACTGATTTAATATTGTATTTTTCAATTACATAATTCCATGCTGCTGGACTATGTGTGCTAGGATTTAACTCTAAAAAGTTTCCTCCTAGATGAGGATTATTTGGATCCAGTGCTTCTGTATATTTTACTTTTTTAGCCATACTATTTTCCTATTTAAGTTTTCTTATTATAAGTCCGGCATTCGCACCTATAACTGTTTCAAACGATTCCCATTCAAGGCCGTCTAAAAATTCGTTTACCGCTTTTTGTTGCCCTAGCCAATGGTTATAATCATCAATTATAACTATGCCGCCTGTGGATAACATCGGGTAAAAAGTTTCTAATTCTATTTTAGTAGATCGATACCAATCAGTATCTAATCTCATTAAACAGATTTTTTTAGGTAAATTTTCCTTAATTAACAGAGTATCTTCTACTTTCCCTTTAATAAGATTTGTATAGATTTTGTAATTCTCTGTAATTCTATTTAAATTAGACTCTACAAATTCAATACCTGAACTACACCATTTTGAGCTTGTTCCATCTTTTCTCTTCCACCTATTAAATGTATCTATTGCCTTTTCACCTTGAACACCTACATCTTCTGGTTCTGGTTCTGGCATGCCTTCAAAAGTATCGTATATATAAACTTTTTTGTCTGCTTTGATATTTTTAATAATATGTTGCACTATTAGACAGGCAAGGCCTCCTCGCCATGTTCCGCACTCAACTATGTCTCCGTCAATTTTATTTTCAAAAACTTCTTCTAATAATTCATCTAACTCAATTACTTGTTCTTGTGAACACATTGTGTTAGGTGCAATAATCTCTTTTATAATATTCAAATCCATTATTCTCTCCAGTGTTCCTTTATCCAGGGTAATTTATTCATTTCAATTTCTGGATCATTTTTTCCAGGAAAAAATACTATTCTACAGTTGTTAGGAAGAACAGGTCCTAAGTGATTATAATCATAAACTCCGTCTTCTTCACTAGTAAATAAATGTTCGTTGTCGCCTAATACATATTGTATCCATGCTTGATCAGAACCTGTTAATATTCTTTTATTTTTTTGTTGTTCAATTATTTTAGGTGAATTATGATAATCAAATTCGTTCCAAACCTGATCCCTGCAACCCGAATTCATCATAAACATTCCGCCATTATATTTTTGTTGGAAATTATTTTTGGACCTGTATTCATTGATTATAAAATCTTCATTTCTTAACAATAGTTTATCTATATTTCCAGTTATCACAACATCTAAATCGATAGACAAAAATCTTTTTCCTATAATTTTTCTCATTTCCTTACTAAACACAAATAATCTATTGTAACAGCCACCTAAGTTTATACATTTATTCCATAAAGGAATATATTTAATATCAGGATTCAGCCCGCTAGGATCATCTGTGATGCAATAAAAATTAAAATCTAAAGTTGTATTTCGTTTAATTGATTGATACAATACATTAACATGCTTGCTTCCGTAAGAAACTTGTGTTTTTAATTTATAACCTGTATCTGGTTTCTTCCATTTAAAGGTTACAATATTCATGATTTAACTTTCTGTAATATGGCTGTAAAATTTCCGCCGCCATTACGATCTTGGAAATACAAAACTTTAAAATTATATTTACTTTCTAGCCAACCGAATAATACCTCAGGATCAACTACATCATACGGAAGACCACCTAACCAGTCTAATGCATCGTGGAATTTATTCATTCCTCTGCCTTTTTTAACAGAAAATAGTTTTTGCCCTGCTCTATCATATAGCATTTTTATTTTTTCTTCTTTATTTCCAAATTTAAATGCATATTTTTCATCTAGTGATTTAGGAAATTTAGTTCCTGATCTATAAAGAGCTACATGAAATAACCCGCCAGGTTTTACACAGTCTATTGAGTTACGTATTGCATTCCACATATCTCCTGTGTGATGTAACACACCCCAGGAATAAACAATATCTTGAGATTCGGGCTCAACAGGCATCGGAGGGTTTAATATAGAATGTGTATAGACATTCCATTCTATATTACCCTTCCAAAAGTTATTCTTTGTGTATTGTGTGGCCATAACTGAATGCTTATCTATGTCCATACTTGTAACTTTATTACATCCTAATCTAGCAAATGATAGAGATGATAAACCACTACCGCAACCAATATCAAAAACTGTTTTACCTTGTAGGCTTATGCCAATTTCGTCATAAAGAGATTTTAAATTAGTCATATGCATTGATATAATGTCTTCATCCATTCTATTTTGAACGTAATCATACCAGTTAAATCCAAAACTAAATTCGCCGTCATCTCTTACATGAATTCCATCAGCAGTTAGATTAGTCAAGTGAGTTTTAAATTCTTCTAAAGAAATAAATTTTGTAGGTTCTTTATTTTTCTTCGACATTGTTATTCTTTTCTAGTAATGTTTTGTTATATTCTAACAACGATTTTGTAGCCATAGGATCAATGCCTACACTTTCTGCCCATGCACACCAACCATAAATGTCCTTAGGTATACACTTACTATTGGCTCCTCTGTTTTTAGGAAATACAAAACTAAACCATAAGTTCTGTCTTGGATCGTCACCATATACCGCATCTCTAACAGTATAGTAATCTACCCCTGCAGCCTCGCATGCATCATATAGCTCTTGGCATTGCATAACCTTGTAAAAGATAGCACGATTTTCTGTAAATTTAATTATTTCTGCTTCGTATCTTGATACCTGTCTAATTGTTATATTGGCATTATAAGCCTGTTGATAGCACTCAATCACTTTACGTCTGTCTTCAGGATCACCACCGATGATCATAAATTGTCTAGCATCCATTTGTAGGAAAGGATGATTGGGTGTTTCGCCTAGATATTCAGGTTGAACTACTATACGTTTATTATATTTTTTTGCCATTTCATCAGCAAACCCGGGCTGTGTTGCTGAACGTATTACAATAAAATTACAACCGCAAGTAGAGATAGCGTCCTCAACTGCCGAACAATCAAGGCCGTCGCCTTGATTCCAAGGAGTCGGAACTGCTAAAAATGCAATGTCACAATCTTTTAAGGGTTTAGTATATCCTTCAATAAACTTATCGTAAATTTGTGCATCTGGAAATAATTTTTGTGTAGCCTTTCCTATCCACCCATACCCGATTATTCCTACTTTCATCTTGTCTCCTTTTTAAAAATCATAGTTAAATTCTCTTATATCATCACTATATTTTTTTGCAACAATATCTATTAACTCTTGATTTGTATAGTATGATTTATAATCTTTTCGTTCTCTTGTTTTATTTAGATGTCCCAATGGTTCAAAACAATTTAATCTTTGTTGAACTTCTTTAAAATCTTCATTCATATTTTCTAATTTTATAATATAATCACATCCGTGTGCCCATTTTATTTGCGGGCTTCGGCCAGTTTGTCTTAGCCAACCATCAAATCCTAATTTTTCTAATCTCTCTATGTGTGATTCTTGAACTGAAATATTATACTTTTCTTTTCTAGAATCTTGTAGTTTAGGATTTGCTTCTGCCATTTTTATCCTAACTTTAGCAAGATCTATTTTAAAGGTATACCAACTTACTACATAGTCCCAAGGATTTCTAACCACACAAAATGTCCATCCTAAATCGCCCCAGTAATGTTTAGCATCTTCAAGTTTCGCATGTTGATTTCTTTTAGTTACAAATGCAGTAAAATTATTCTGCATCCAAGTTGTAATACTGTTTCCTCCGGTTTTAGGAATGTGTATAAAAGTGCAGTGATAAGGTTCTATTATTTGTGTAGCCATTATTTTTTAACTTGTGTTCCGACAGTTCTACGCACAATATCATTGTGGTTGAATTCTGCCCAGTATAGTTCAAAAGCGACACCGTCCTCTAAACCTTCAAACTGGTGAATCTTGCCGGGCTTTACTTGCGTAAAGTCACCTGCCTCAAGAATAGTTTCATCAACTAGTCCTTGATCATCCTGCCAAACACGAACAATCATCTTGCCCGATTCAACAAAGAATCCGTTCCATTTAAATTGATGCTCATGCTCTGAGCATTTGTATCCTGCTTTATATTCAATACGGTGAAATTCTAATACACCGTTAGCATGGATCAGTTCCGTCTGACCCCAAATTTTTCCTGCTTTCATAGTCATCCTTTCAACCCTTGCACATTGGCATTAGTAATATATGTAGTTATCATAATAATGCAGCCAATTCAACTACTTCTGACTGTCTACTGATCTCTTTGACGAAGTATGCACATGGAGGATTATATTCGTCATTTAGAGGAACCGTAAGTAATTGTCCGTTTTTCATCTTAGGAAAATACCATTTAACGTCTTGATAGATGTTGATAATTTCAATTGGTTCAAACTCGCATCTATAACCCTTTATAGGGTTTATTTGAAATGCTTCAAATCCTCTTTCGTTAATTGATGTTAACGGCAGAACTTCAGGATCACTTCCACAATCACTATCTCCAACTAATATGGACCAATCCAGCGGCATTTGAATTTCATTCCCTCCGATTTTCATCAAGATAGCCGGGCTATTGAATGATTCTAAAAATATCAATGGTTGAAAGAAGAAATCTGGATTCTTTGCATCGGAATTATCCAATACACTAAATCTAGCATCTTCTGATACTTCTTCGGGTAATTCGTTTAGATCGAACACCTTGTTTTCTAGTGTTAGTATTCTCATTTATTCTCCTATGTGTCTACTTTTGTTACGGTATGGGGATATTTTGCCTCCCTATAAAAGCGTTTTCTTTCTGTTAAATGTCTTTTCGCATACTTACAAGTGCTAGTTATGTCCCATATCTGCACAAAGTCCTTATCTTCTGCCTTACGTATTCCTCGCCCAATGCTTTGAATTACTCTAACAAATGACTTGCCAGGCTCGATAAGAACCAGATTAAAAATACGAGGAATGTTGATACCAACAGCAGCAACCCCATATGTAGCAACAATGATTTTCCCATCGCTTGTTTTAATTTCATCATATTGTTCTTTACGTTCGTCAAGTTTTACATCTCCCTTAATGAAAGTTGCTTCCGGTATATTTTTCACTAACTTATTACCAGTATCAATTCTATTGACCAATACAAGTGTGTTACCATTCTTGGCAACCTTACTTACATGATTAGCAATATATTTTAAACGCTTCTCGTCAGTTACTAACCAAGTGTATTCTTCCTGATAGTTTCTAAACTCTTCGATATCTTTTGTCTGTAGTATTTGAATATCTAGTTTTGCTAACACACCTTTTTCCTGCAAATCGTGTGCTGATACATTATTAATTACAGGGCCAATACCTGCAAGTATACCTTGGAATTCCCACTTCTCTTTAGGCACTGTTCCAGTTAGACCCCAACGTATAGGAGCGTTGCGAAAGTTTACAGTAAGTAATTTTTTAAGCACATCTGCCTTTGCTTGGTGCACTTCATCTATGATTACTGCACTAACACCTTCTGTAAATTCTGCAAGTGTAAGACTGTCGCCATCATAACTTTTCTTGTCTAATACATTAAGACTCTGCCATGTGCAAATAGTATGTGTATGATTTAGTTCCTTTCTATCACCAAAGTATACGCCCACATCTAAACCACAGTTTTTATAATCTTCTTCAGTTTGCACCACGAGACTTTTGTTTGGCACAATGACCATCGTTCGACCATAAGGCTCACATAAATGAGAAAGTGTGGCAGTTGTAATAGTTTTACCAGCACCAGTTGCAACTTCCTGTAGTGATTGTGGGTTTTCTAAAAACTTGTTGATTACATCATATTGATAATCGCGAAGCACAATAGGCTTACCTGCTTCAGGATGTCCTTCGGGCCAACACACACCTTGATCAGCCCAATAGTTTTCTGTAATCTTGGCAAAGTCTAATTTAGTAGGATTTCGCTGATCGATAACTTCAATATCGTAACCGTCATTCTCAACTATTGGTAGTGCGACATCAAGATGTGCAAGGAATCCATTGCCCCCAATTCCAAAGAAACTTACTGTTCCGTCCCAGCGCCCCAGTTTAAAAGCAGGCATGTGTCTTGCATAGGGCAAATCAAACTTTAATTTGTTTACAATTTTACGCCTAGTTTCAACAGCAAGTCCTTCGAACTTTATGTTGACTTCGTCTTTTATAATAAGTTTACAGTTCAATTACAGTTTCCTTAGTATTGTTAACAGGCTTGTATTCGTTAATAAAAACTACACAGGGATGATTAGAAAACATCGCCCGTGCAGTGGAATTCATACCCGGTAATAATTTGTTTGTAGCAACTATTATAACATCATTTTCGTCTTTGAACAACCACTTTGCAGGCTTTTGTTGAAATATCAAGAACTTAGCATCGCTAATTTTCCCTCCAAATCCATTTTCATTAACCCATTTATTAAAATCTGGATTGTCTTTGTTGCTAGATCTAAAGCAAACTCTGAAGTCTTTCTTGTCATACCCGAGCCAATCAATTTTATCTGCAAGATACCTAACCCATTTTTCAGTTTGTTCGTCCTTGTCCAATATTAAAACAACTTTACCCTCAACTCCATATGCTAGTTCAAAAAACTGTTCTATATTTTTAATAAAAAATTTATTAGTATCATTATGTGCGATAGTTTCAAACATGTTTGTTGGTTGGTTGCTGTATAGGTATCCCATATTCTTAGCCAATATTAAATCAGACGTAATAACATTTGTCTTCTTTTCTTGAAAAAAATTGTAAGCATCCTCAGGAGCATTTTCGAGTTCAACTTCTCCGTTGATTATTTGTGATACTTTTAGATATCTATTCTGATTTTGCCATATCTCTTCAACGCCCGATAACGCTTCCATAAATGTATCGTCAAATTCAAATTCTTTTTCCTTACAAAATTCATAAATTTGAATTAGATTAAATTCGTAAAAGGAAAGTTTTCTAATTTTTCTTTCTCTGTCCCATATACTTTTACCTTGGTGATACGAGTCAGACGAAGTAATTTCTTTATCAAATTCGTCCTTTAATTGAAAAGGAAATCTAAAACAGATCCAGACTTTGCGTTCCTCGGATACTTCGATCCAAACTTTTTTACTGTTGTCTATAATTCTAAATGGTGTTTTCCACTGAGGTTCTTCTAAGAACAGTTTATAATTATAATACGGTTCGCAAACATTTCTGTATTTGTTTAGAATCTTCAGTATATATGATCCTTGATTTTGTGTAACACTGTTTCCTTGTATCAATGTTTGATAGAAACTAGAAGAAGCAGTTCTATCTTGAAACTGCATAGAAATTCTGTGTTGCGATACAGTATCAACGAACTTCACAAATATATCTTCGATGTAGAATGAATCAGTCATTGTTTTATTATAAGGTCTTACTGCTAAAAAATCAAGACTTTAGTTGTGATAATATGTGTTTTTCTAATCTTTTTATCGGAATGCCCTTGCTAATTTCGTCCACGGTCCATTCTGTATGGGCAAGTTTTATTAACCATTCCTCTCGATCAGGAAGCATAGGATTAACAATATTTTCTATAGTATCAGTTACTGAAAACGCTAGACTGCTCTTATCACAAATAATTGGTGTTCCGGCAATTGCCGCATGTATAGGGACGCCGCTGTTATGATTTATTACACAGTGATAATTATAATCAATATCAAAGTCGTCATAACTTCCTTTAACATGTGCTGGTGTTTGTCTAATTACATTATTAAATTCATGTTCTATTCCCGGCATAAGGGATCTAGGGTGGGGTCTTAAAATTATTTTCTGATTAGTTTTTTCTCTAATTTTATCTATGGTAGATATTACCCATTGATCCATGGGAGGCATTCCCTTCCATTGTAAACTTTTAGAATGTTGTGTGGCAATTAAGATTTCTTTTCTTCTTGTATTGTTCTTGGGTTTTAATTCTAAACCTAACTCTGCGGGCCTGTCAATATCAAGATTTTCATCGTTTCCAAATACGCCTAGTCCGTGTATATGATTAAGACATATTCTCCAGGTAACATTTCTTTTTAAATTTCCTACTTCAATAATTAAAACAGGTTTATTATTTTGTCTTGCGGTTTCAAATATCTGCTTATTTGCCATCATTCTTCCGTTCCACAAAACTGACCAAATAACAGGAACATCTTCATTATCGTCTACTATCTCATGTCCGCAGTTTTTTATACCTTGTTCAAGTGCATTAAATATTGATGGACTGTTAAGTGCACCGTGCTGTCGGAATAGTTTGAACCTCATGTTATCTCCAATAAATATAGTAGTATTTAATGAATTATGATGGATAAATTTCAAAAAAGAATTACCAAAAATATAAAAAATCCTCCAATTGAATGTTTAGTTGTAGGAAACGGATTTGGACATCTGGAAAATCTTCTACAGATGTTTAATACGGTGTTTGTATATGAATCAGATGTAACAATAAAATCAAAAAATTTAATTCATAGAAAAAATATTAAAAGCACATTTCATCTAAAAAATATTAATGGAGTGTTTATAGATTTAGATAAATTAAAATATATGGATAAGTTAACTCCTTTATATACTAGCACATGGCCTGACATATTCATAGAAGGTGACGAAGTTATACCCAAGACAGAAAGTAAACTGTTATATGATTTGGGTTACAATGCAGTAGCAAAATTAGGTTGGTGCCATCAGTGGAGAAAAATTAAATGAATTTAAGTGTAGTGACAACATTTCATAAGGCAGGTTATGAACAATACGGCAAGCGAATGATTAATTCGTTTTTAAAGAACTGGCCTGCAAGCATTAAATTATATGTCTATGCTGAAGATTGTGAAGTTACTGAAACAGCACCCAACTTAATAATTAAGAATTTACACCAGGCCAGTCCCGAACTTGTAAAATTTAAAAACAAATGGAAAGATGTTCCTAAAGCAAACGGTGATGTAAGTGCAGACCCTATAAGAAGCAAAAGAAAAGATTCAGGAAAAGGGTTCAAATGGCATGCTATCAGATTTGCACATAAAGTTTACAGCATATTTGCCTGTGCAAAAGAATGTAATACAGAATGGTTAATGTGGATGGATGCCGATTCATATTGTCATAGTCCTATTACTGAAAAAAATCTAAATGGCCTGTTGCCTGGTAAACAGGACTTATGTTTTTTAGGGAGAAAAGGAAAATATTCAGAGTGCGGGCTTTATGCAATGCATCTTACAACTCACGAGACACAAGAATTTTTGAAAGAGTTTCAGCGTGTATACGACGATGCCGAAGGCAGCGGAGGCATTTTCTCAATGGCTGAGTGGCATGACAGTTTTGTTTTTGACGGTGTAAGAATTCGCTTTCCTACTCTAAAGCAACACAACTGGGCGGCATCATTAACTGATCTTAGACCAAGACCGGGAATGAGCACTGGCGAAGGACATCCATTAATTAATTGTGAATGGGGTGCATATCTAGATCATCTTAAAGGTGGAAGAAAACAACTAGGTATGAGTAAGAGAGACGATTTAAAAGTTCCTAGAACGGAACCTTATTGGCAACAGTTCAAATAAACTTTCTAAAAAACTGCCAGGCTTCGCCAGATCGTAATTCATCAAAATTCCAATGACACATTGATAATTTTTCTATCCAAGCCTGCCTATCAAACATCTTAGGATCTTCTAATCTTTTTAGATTTGTATTTGATACTTCTGCTGCTTGACTAAATTCAGGATTAGGATCTGTAAGAAATACTGGAATTCCTTCAATAGAACTTGCAACTGCCGGACTACTATTATGTAATACTGTTGCCCATGCACCTTGTAGATCCTGCTTAATATGATTGGTGCTTAGGCTAACGCCCTCATGGGTAATCCTTAAATAATTACGCCACTTTTTATCTCCAGGATGTGGTCTTACCACTATAGGTCTATCAGTAAACCCTTTAACGTTACGAATGGTTTCGTCCAGCCATTGTTGAACTGGAACACCCTTCATTGACCACCCACCGTTTCTCTGACAGCAAATCAGTATGTGATTACCGTGTGTTCTATAAGGCTTTAATTCTATGTTAAGATTTTTGCTAATTTTTTGCCAGCGGGTAGGATCGACTTCTTTATCAAAATAAAATCCTGTCGTTGGAAATACTCCATCGAAACTGTATCTTAGATATCGCTTTGTATTGCCTGGATCAGCATACAAGAATAGATTGCTGTCAACAATTAAAGAACGCTTTCCTTTGTTTTTTTGGTTCTCAACGGCGTTGCGTCTTAATTGTAAATGTGGTGCTGATTTGCCGTGTTCATGAACAAACCCTTGTATAAAGGCCACATCGCAATCTAGAACATTCATCTGTCTATGTGCTATTGCTACATCGCCAGAAGTCTGAACGCCTGCTAAAAAATTATCCAGTATTAATGGTTTTTCTGGATTAGAATTATTTGGTGGTATGCCGTTATAGTATGCTACTGCTGATAGTTTAGACATGATACTGATCTAATATTTTCTTGGCTGTTCCGTCCATAAGTTCTTCTTTTGTAAATTGTGAATAACTTAACATTGCTAGCCAACTACCTAAATTTCCATAAAACAAATCGTTGATATCACTTAGTTTGTTCTTGGTTACTGGATTAGTAATGTGTGTTCCTAGTGTAATTGCCGGAATACCTGCCCATATTGCTTCAGTTGCTGCGTTAGAATTAATACTGATAACACAGTGATAATCATCATTCATTAATTGTTTTGTAAGGCTGGGTCTCTGTCTTTTAGGTGCTTTTTTTCTAAACACAATTCTCTTATCAGTATACTTTCTTAATTCCTTAGCAACATCATATTTCCATGTTTTTAGATCGCAATGAAAAATACTAGCAGCAAATGGTCCGGGTTCGATAATATAAATTATTTCGCCATTCTTTCTCCAAGGCTTAGGAAACTCTGGAAAATTATTTAATCTGGTCATAGGTGCTTCAAAATACTTTCCATAATGTAGATGATTTCTAACTAATCTATGCCATGTTTTTCTAGGTTCTAGAAAATTAGTATAACCACTATCAATAAACCACATAGGATAGTTTTTATCTATTTTTGTAACAAGTAATTCCTCGTTACCAACTGTGTTTCTAATAAGACAGTCAGCAGTATAATCATTAAATTCGTGTCTTCTCATCATCACAGCATTTTTATCAAGACTAAAACCTGTTCCTTTAACAAAATTCTTATAGTTACTTGTCTTATACAAGTTTATAATATTTTGTTTTCCTAAGGTATCTATAATATTTTCTAGATTCTTATGTATAGTATTAAAGTCAGATTGTCTCTTTTCGACAAGATACCTCTTACAATCCTTATAATAATTTTCAACATCTCTAAGGACAGTTTTCTTTATTTTTTCAAAATATTTCGCTTTATCTTCCCGATCCATTGTTATTTTAGGATGTTCATACTTGTCGCCACGCTTCTGTTCACGTTGTAGTTCTTTCATTTGAAAATCTTTCATGAATTTATAAGTATGAGTGTGGCGTAGTTCAACATTACGCTTTAATGGTTCATAATGATCAAGTAGTCCAAATAAAAAATGTGCTATTTCTTTGTCGTTTAATAATAATTTCATGAATATCTTTCCGTTAAATCATATGCTGTTCCGTCTTGGATTTCGTCAAGTGTAAATTGTCCGTAAGCCAAACTCTTACATTGTTTTTCTATCAACTTAATATCAGGCTTGAATGGGTTATTTAATTGTGCTAGATCATTTGATGCTAGTGGGCCAGCAGCACAAGGAACTGATACAAATGCAGGAACACCATGCACAATGGATTCCATAGCAGCCATGCTGTTCATCGTTACTGTTGCATATGTTCCAGAATCTAGTGCATCATAAATTGTATATTCTTTTACTCTTGCTGATCTAGATCCTTTAATCCTAACTTCAATGGGTAAATTAATGTGTTCTTTAATTTCTTCTTCTGTCTTCTTGACCCAAGTATCATAATCGATTCCGTAATATTTGCAAGCCTTAGGATTGGGCATGACTAATAGAATTTTTTTATTGTAGTTCTTCCATCCCGACCAAGCAAGACTAGGATCCTGTTCAATCAACTTCTCCCATCTGTCTTTTGGAACGTCTCTAATAGTCGAATGTTGATTTTCGTTCTTGACTACTCTATGCCATAACTTCTTACCATTTGGATTACCAGGACTTACGAAATTACCAAGATAACCAGTATCAATATAGTAAAAATCTCTTCCAGTCTTAATACATTCGTTAACGTGATCTCGTTTAATTACACCTCTTACAACTAATGGCTTTGATGTATCCTTAACATCCAGTGTTAATTTTCCATTAGAACCTAAAACTAGAGATTCTTCTAAACTAATTTTATTTGCCATTATTATACTTCGTTTTCCATCATGTTATACAGTTCTGTTTTCCATTCACCGTGAAATTCGCAATCTCTATAATTTTCAAACCACGGTCCGCCTTCTGTATAATGAATTAGTTTTGGCTTTTCGATATCATTATAAACACCTACTAGATAATTCCATGTATGATCTAATTCTCCAATTTCTTCGTCCTTAAGCCAACTAAATCTGTGCATGTATGCACCATTAAGACTTGTATCATTTACAAAGTTTTGTGTTACTACAGCATTGCTAGGATGTCCGCAATTCCAAAGAACAACACTCGACCAATTTTTGCGTGGATACATTGTTTGTTTTTGTCCATCCATTTTTGTATCTTCAGTTATTTTATAATCATGCTGAACACACATAACAGCATACTTGTCATCTGCCTGATCAAACAATTCTTTAATATCAGTAGTAAGTATCATATCACTGTCCATGAACAATGCCCAACCCTTAAAATTCATAAGCTCAGGAATAAGAAAACGTGTAAATGTAAATTCGGTTGATGCTAGTTTATCAATAGGACGATTATACCATCCTGCATCTCGTAGTTCCTGTTGTTTTAATGGTCGCACATCTGCATTGGGCTGTTTACTAATAATACTGTGCTTGCATACTTGATATGCAATGTCTTCTCTTGTATCGTATCCTACAAATACTTTCATTATTCCTCCAACATCCTTTTGGCTTTACCTGATTTTAATTCACTCAAATGAAATTGTCCATATGCTAAATGATTCCCCCATGCCTGAAGTTTATCTCTATCAGGATAATAAGGAGTTTCAATCTTGGAAAGATCATTTGATGCTACCGGAGACGCTGCACTTGTCGGTGCTAGAGCAAATACCGGTATGCCATGAAATATAGATTCGACGGCTGCATTTGAATTAAACGTTACTAGAGCATATACATCGTCGTTAAGTGCCTGTTCTAGTGTGTCAGTTACTAACCTATCCAATCTAAGTTTATTTCTGCGTCTTACTTCTACGGGTCTATCTGTAAACTTCTTAATTTCTGTAATTGTATCTGCTAACCATTGATCTAAATCTTTTTCGTAAAACTTCATTGGTTTTTCGTCCGGCGCAGCAATAAGAATTTTTCTTCCATCCTTTTTCCAAGGTTTAAATTTTTTATTAAATGCTTCGAACCTATCATTTGGTCTTTCAATAATTGTGTTTCCATGTTGTAGATCGTTCTTAACAATTCTGTGCCAGTATTTCCAACCATTGGGGTTGCTTTGTGTTGGTTCATTACCCCAATACCCTGTATCAATATAGTAAAAGTCTCTGTTGTCTTCCCAACAGCGATGCATAATTTTTTTCTTTAGGATACCTCGTAATACAATAGGATCTTCGGAGTCGTCATAGTTAAAATATCTAGAATCTACGGTAGGAGAACTGCAACCGTTAGCAAATGAATTAACATACGGGTCTTTATTATCCTTGCTTAAAAATATCCAATTTCTCATTGTCTTTCGATATCCTCTTCAATACAATTTTCACCGTATTGTATTTCAACAACTCTTAATGGTTTATCAGTTTCATTTGATAACTGGTGCCATTCATTTGTAGAAATATGCAAACTTTTATGCTGTTCGAACACTCCGTAAAGTTCGTAATCAGTAGTCTGTGTGTCGATGGTATAAACTGTCGCAGTTCCTTCTGCAACAAACCAATGTTCTGAACGTTGTTTATGTCGTTGCATTGATAAACGCTTTCCGGAATCTACTGTAAGTTCTTTCACTTTAGTATGATTATCGTATTCGTGTATAACACGGTAATAACCCCAATCTCGTTTTGTTTTTGGTGCTTTCCATTCAGTGAGTATCCAACTGCTTGAATTCTTTTTATCCTCTCCTCCTACACCAAACTTGAAAGAAAGTCTAGGATCGGTTACCGAAAGCATTTCTAAAATATTACCCTCAGTCCTATCGCCGCCATTAGCAAAAATTATTTTCTCACCGCTTTTCCAAAAATTTAAAACATACTTAATTGCTTCTGTGGCACTATCATTACTGTCATCAAATTCTATCACTTGATCAACACACCCTAGTGCTTCGATAATGGCTGCACGTTCGTTCCAAGGCATAAATGCTCTACCTTTCTTTCGCTCTAACCATTCGTCGGAATTAACTCCAACAACTAGGTAGTCTCCTAAATCTTTTGCTGCGTTGAAATAGGCAATGTGTCCTGAATGTAGTGGATCAAACCCACCTGTTACTAATACAATTGTGTTCATGCTTATATTTATGTGACCAGTTAATTGGATAAATATAGAAGTGAAAAAGGAATAATCATGAAAATACTAATATGTGGCTTGCCAGGTAGCGGCAAAACTACTTTGGCAGAACCCTTTAGCAAACTAATTGGCGCAGTGTGGATAAATGCTGACGCTGTCAGAAAGGAATACAATGACTGGGATTTTACACCAGAAGGTCGTATTCGTCAAGCACAACGTATGCGTTATCTAGCAGATGGAATAGTAAAGGCTGGAAAAATATGCGTTGCAGATTTTGTAGCACCCACTCCGCAAGCACGTGATGAATTCGGTGCAGATTTTGTGGTATGGATGGATACAATCAAGGAAGGCCGTTTTGAGGATACAAACAAGATGTATGTTCCATTAGAGAAAGGTCAATACGATTATCATGTAGCCGAATGGTTTAATGATACTCATGTCCAACTAATGGATGTTGTTTCTAAGTATTTGCAAAATGGTAGCAAGAACTAGACACTTAGCCAAGGCAGTGACCTGGCGAATTATTGCGAGCACAACTACGGCATTGATTGCCTATATGTTTGGCTTGCCACCAAAGGCAGTAGGTGCTGTCTTTGCAGCCGATCTCGTCATCAAGTTTGTTTTATACTACATACATGAACGAGTTTGGTATAAACACATAACATTTGGAGTCAAAGATGTTTGATTGGAAGAAGCCAACTACGGAGATGTTAGGTAGATGGCAACCGTGGCACCCAGGCCACACAGCACTGTTTAAAAAAGCATTTGCTGAAACTGGACAAGTAGTAATCATGGTAAGAGATGTGGGAGGTATCGTCGGCGAGGATGCTGGTGGGGGTCGAACCGCTAATCAAAACGATAATCCATTTGAATGGGATCAAGTAAAAAATAATATTATCGATGCATTATGGAAGGAGGACTTCCGTGAAAATGAAGATTATATTATTATGAAAGTTCCTAATATAGTTGATATAAGTTATGGAAGAGGTGTAGGATATACTTTCACAGAACACAATCTAGGTGAAGATATACACAATATCAGTGCTACAAAAATACGTGCTAAACTAAGAGAAGAAGGTAAACTTTAAAGAGTTGCATCGTCTAGGCCAGCGGTTCTAAGTTTAACAATGTTGGATATTTGCCACTGCTTGATGTCAAGCCCTTTAATGATGCCTAACCACTTATTACGCAATAGGGCAAATTCATTGATAATCTTTTCAAAATCTACAACATCATTTTCACCATCTACAAACTTTTCAGCATCTCTCGAACTTAATGCACGTTGATAGTTCTCAACATACTTTCTAAAGTGCGAAGCACGTAGACGACGAAGTTCAATATTAAGATATTCTAGGATGGCTTCGATCTCTTGAAGTTGGCTGAACCGTGTTTCAACGATAGCAGGCATCGTTGCTGATGCCATCTCTATTCTTCCTTTGATGTTTGTTTCTTTCTTTGCTTCTAATAGTTCGGATTCGAAATACTTTGCAGCATCTGGAATAGTCGAAATATCTTTTGAAACACGGTCATACCAATTTGTCATTTAGTCATCCCATTCGTCTTGTTCGCCGGGTTCGTCTTCGATTGCATATTCGATTGCTGTGTCAAGATATGTATCTATACCTAACATACCTTCTAGTGTTGACTCTGCAATTCCATAATCAAGTAGTGTGTTAACAAACTCGGCAGCGGCTTCTTGCTTGTCCTTGTCAGGAATTCGTTCACCTAGAACGTTCCAAATATCAGCAAGTAGATCCTGGTTCATATTTTTACTCTCCATTGACAGATTCTGTTTCTACCTCCACGGCTTCTTCTGCATCTGCAATGTCGGGCTTGTTGGCAATGTCATTAATAATCATATCTAACTTCTCACCAATCCACGCTTTTCTATACTCCAAATGCGTTTCTCCGTTAAGGTCAGTGTATTTAAGTCTATTACCGTCTTTCTTAAGTAAACCTTTCGCCTCGAAAAGATCTACAAGTCCACTGTAAGGATCCATTCCTGTTTCGTATGGAATTTTAACTTGAACTGATTCAAATGGTTTTGCGTAACGTGTTTTCATTACCTTACAGGCTGCTCTAATACCTTGCACTGTGGTTACTTTATTGCCGTCTAAATCTTCCTTAAGTTTTAGTTTACGCATTGCAACAACAATACTCGATGCGTAGATAAAGCCTTGACCACCACTAATTTTATCATCTGGATCAAACATATCCTGTGATGCATACGTGTGGTTAGTGCATACCATACCTACATTATAACTACCAATCATGTTAACTGTGTTACGAACGAGTGCTGTTAATGCCTTAGGCTTACGACCCATATCACCCTTCATATCACCCTTTTGAAATTGATCAACGTCAGTGGGTGTTAATAACATACCCAAACTATCAATAACAAATAACACTTTAGGACGTTCTTCTTCAGCCATGTCTCTATATTCTTTCATGAATTCAGAAACGGTTTTAGCAACGTCATCGATCATGCTCATGTTAAGTTTAAGCAGTTTATCTTCTGATGTGTCAACATTTAATGCTTGTAGCCATTTTTCATCTAGTGCATTTTCACTGTCAACTAACACAACAAAAATACCCTGTTCCTGTGCTGCCTTCACGATGTTTGCTGAACAGAAGTAAGATTTGCCTGAACCAGATTCACCCGCAAACACGGTAACCTTACCCAGTGGAACGCCCTTGTGGAAGTCGCCACTGATCAAATAGTTTAGTGCTAGGTTTCCCGTAGAAACCCAGTCAGTAGGATCATTAAATCCCACACCAAGGCCATCAATGCTCTTGGTTAGTGTCTTTCTAAATTTAGTAATGTCAAATGCTTTTGCCATAATTACCTTTCCTTTGTTAAGAAGCGTGTGAGATCTCGCTGGATACCGTATGGAGATTTTTGCCGGAACTCACACACAAACTGTTTACTGCTGTCTGTTACGGATCATTGCCAAAATGTCCTGAGCCCTGTTAGCACTGTCTCCACCTTCTGCAGGTGTTTCAGATGCTACTGCTGGTGCTGCCTCTGCTTGTGGAGCAGGTGCTGCCTCAGTTACTGGAGCCGCTTGTGGTGCTGGAGCAGATGGTTTGGCCTTGTTAGGATCACCTGTAGCCTGGCCCATTCCGGCTGGCTTAAAGTATTGTCCCCACTTGTCCATATCATATGCTTCACCATCAACTGATGCTTCAAACATTTCTTTCATAACCTGTAGTTCAACTTCACCTGGCTTCTTAGGAAGGAAGTCATTTAAGTTAAACAGGCCATTTGCTTGGACTGCTGCATTTTCTTCTTCAGTTAATGCACGCTCTCTACGTGACCATTGCGAAGTAGAATAATCAGCGTAACCGCCTTTGCTTGTTTTCTTAATACGGAAGTCAACACCCTTCATGTAATCAGTTGGTAATTCTTCCAACTCAGGATCCATTAATGCACCCTTGATAATTTGAAAAATTTGTGGACCAATGATAAAACGTCTAATTGGATTTTCCGGTGTCTTGTCTTCGCCAATCGGATCCTCGTTTACGAAACCTTGGAAAATATAAGAACGCTTCTTCCAATACTTACGACCCATGTCCTCAAGACTCTTGTCCTTAAACCATGGACGAACTTCTGAAAGAATTGGACACGCAGTTCCGTCATTATACATTTCCACACATGGAACCTGCACAATTACGTTACGGTTGTCCGACTCGCCTTTAATACCTGCGAAAGGTAATTTAATCATCGCACGTTCTACCCAAAAGAATGTGTTGTCAGTGTTACCGTCTGGTAAGAATCTTACCACGGCTTCCTTGCCTTCTTGCATATTCCAATGTGGGTAAATTGCGTTGTCTCCGCCACCAGTAGAATTACCAGTTGAGCGATTTTGCTGTTCCGCTAGTTTTGCGCGGATTTCTGCTAATGATGCCATTTTGTAGCCTCCTTTGTTTGCCTAATAAAAAATGTCATTTATGCCTAATGCATACTTACTATTATATGCAA